AAAGCTATTAACGGCTTCTGCCATACTGTCGAATCCATAAAAATCACATGGGTTGACTTCCTCGTCCGTAGACCCTTGCTTCTTGTCTTCACTGCGTCCACGCCATACGTCAGGCACATAAAACTCAGGTTCAGCATCCACATACCTACGGCTAATCTCATTCCACCGCAGGAACTTATGCTTGACTAGCTGTCGGGCCACAAAGATTGGTGCTTTGATATGAAATGATGCGAAGCAGTGACCGAATGGGCTGATGTGTTTGTGCTTGGCTAGGTATTGTATAAGCTTTGCATCCTTATCTTTCAAGGTAGGTGGACCCCATACGTCACTCGTATCCATCTCACTCTGCTTACCAAAGCTTACTCGTGCAGCGTTAGCTACCGTCAAGTCCGTACCCATGTGATCTATGTATGTTACTTCAATCATTTGTTAACACCCTCAGTTTCTCTATGTCAGATGATACCCTATACTTGATGTCATCGTCAAGCCTCAGTGCTATTGTGTCTAGCCCTGTCCAGGATTCTATTTCTTTCTTATATATCAATGTCTTATGGGCAGCATCAGGATCAAGTGCTACAATAATGAAGTTGTACTCACCCAATTTAGCCATGTGTTTATCCGTCAGGCTAGTGCCTAGTATAGCCATAGCAGATAGACCCTCTACTGATTGGGTAGCTATCATAGCCGAAAGGGTATCCTCTACTAGTACGATAGACTTACTGTTACCCAGTACGTAGTAGTCAGCTACCCCTGTGTATCGTAACCACTTAGGCTGCTGACCTGACAGTGATCTACCAATGGCGTCAATCATCCTGCCCTTGTAGAATATAGGAAACACTACACGCTTATCTTTGACATCGTACATCAGTGTGTCGAAAGGTATGCCCCACTTATCTATGTACTTCCAGAACAACTCATGCTCATGCTGTGGCTGTACTACATACTCAGGTATAGTCATAGTCTCTGGCTCAGTAGGCTCAGGCTTAGCTACCTTAGCTAGGCGTAGGCGTATCTCGTGAGCAGTCATGCCTGTGTGGTATGCACCAGTTAGTGAGCAGTTAAGCTTGAAACAGTTGTACACGATAGACCCGCCATCATTCAAGGCACTGAATGTATTCTTTGAGTGACAGCTAGGGCAGTCCATACGTCTGCTCTGCTGGTCAGCTAAGTCTAAGCTATCTAAGAATGCTCTAATGTTATTCATCATTGTTATCCTTGTATGCCTGGCGCTGGGCTAGTGCATTAGATGCACCACTGAATGTGTGCTTGATGTACGGATCAAGAGAGCTAATGCTCTTGTGTCCACTCACCTGCTTGATCTGTGTCACATCAACGCCAGCCTCAACCATCTCAGTGATAGCTGTGCGCCTCATGTCCATAGCTGTTAGCTCACTAGGTAAACCAGCAGCGTCCTTGATGTCATTCACATAGCTGAACAGGTTCTCCTTTTTGTATGGCTTGTATGCTCCATCACTAGGCTGCATCTGTGGTGCTACGTATTCTTGAAAACCATAGGCTTCCTTTTGCTGACATAGTACGTGGAGTAGTGGCTCACTGATAGGCAGGTGTACGTCAGCACTACGCTTGCTCTGCTCAATGTCCATGCGTTTGTTATCTAAGTCTAGCTTATCCCATGTAAGCAATCGCATGTCACCTACACGTTGGCCCCACTCATAAGCCATCTGTACAATCAAGCCAATAGATCTCCACTTGTTCTGGCTGTAGGCTGTGTCTAAGAATGTAAAGACCTGATCCTGTGTCCACATAACTTTACGCTGCTTGTTAGGCACACGGGTTACACCCTTCATAGGGTTACGGTTCAGTATGTCCATGTTGATTGCTCTGTTAAACACAATAGAAAGTATAGCTGAGATCTTGTTAGCTCTGCTTACACCTCTGTCTAGCCACTGCTCATACACATAGTTAGCGTGGTTGTTACCAAAGAAGTTTAGCTTAGTCTCACCCACTGTCTTACCTGTGTGTGTAGGTGTAGCCATAGCTATACGTAGGCATAGCTCGTACTCTTTCTGAGTGTTACCCTTGAGCCTAGCAAAGGCTTTGCTGTTCATGTACTCATGAGCTAAGCCACCTATAGTAGAGCTATGCTTTAAACGTTTTACCACTTGCGTCTTACCTTCCAATAGATCCAGCATTCTAAACAGTGATCCTTTCCCATTACAAAGTCAATCAGTATTACTACGTTTAACTTCTTTTGTTTTCTCCACTCCCAGTTCCTTGCTGAGAATGTCTGGTTGTTGCTCCCGCCCAGTAGTACGTTTAACAGTACGCTTAGGGCGGTCAGCACTCTTTTTATGTAAGCCATCAAGTCGTTCTGGATCAGACCAGTCATCATGTGGATCATTCGCCATCTCCGTTACTCCTTACAATAAAGTATACAAAGGCTCCGACATAAAGCAATATAAAAGGTATAGCTATCTGAGATCCTGCTACCATAGTGGCATCCATACCTCACCATCTAAGAGCATAGACTTAACGTCTTCCTCTTCACGCCTAAGCATGTCGGCTCGCTCAAAGTCTGACATCCATTCGGCATCATCAATATCCTGGATAAGTTTGTGATGATAGGTGTGCAGCGGTACTACATACTTGTTGCCTTGACTTTCCATTGTATTAGTCTCCTTCAATTAGATTGCATCATTAACGCAGAAATTTGAGTTCATGTAGAATGATATGCCAATCTCTACCTCACAATCGTGCTGGTACAGCAGTGATAAAGCATTAACTGTGTTCTGCACTAGGTTATACTTATCTGCATCAGTTAACTCAGCGTCATACCCAAAGTCAACAGGTATAGCAGTTCTAACTTTCTTGTAGTGCTTATAGATGTCGTAGCCGTGCTCAGATTTCTCACCTGTATTCTCGTGGTGATGCTCATACACAAACACAACTGCATCGTTATGTGAGTATACTTCTACTTCTACTGTGTGATCTTCTATCTGCATTGTAGTGTCTCCTGTGTGTGTTAAACTCTAGTCTGTATAGTTTCTGTTATAGGCACCTGTCTTACGTACTCACCTAATGCCTTACGGTTATGCCATTGCTTCAAAGGATAGTCAAGTATCTTATCTGCATCAATCAAAACTAAACGTGTGCATTCTTTATTGAGTTGTACATAGTACACCTTGTACTTATCTGCAAGACTAAAAGGTATCTTACTAGTGAAAGACTTTTCCCGCCGCCACTGATGATCCTTTCGCTCGATGCAGTTAATCTCTTTGAAGGGGAACTTTACATCACCACTCCAGTTACCATGACGCACCTCTACTTCCCAGCAAGCAACAACTTCTTTGTCTTTGTTAAGAGTGATAACATCTATGCCGTACTTGTCAGGGTTCTCTATTGTAGTTAGACCTTTGTCTTTCAGTAGTCTACTTGCAAAGTTTATAACAGCAGTCTTGCCTTTGTCATCATAGGTTACGTGCTCTACACTATCAAAATGTTTGAGGGTTCCTACCATGTTACGTTGTTCTTCTACGTGTTGCATCTTAGTCCATCCTTGTTACAAAGTATTCGCCATCAGGCAGGGGTAGTGCAAGCATAGCGTACTGGTAGAAGTACACGTTACCGTTGGGTGTGTTCATCTTACCTACGTAGGGCAGGTCAGGGTCATCAGATGTAGTGTACGTACCGTCATCTTGTACGTCACCCTTGAATTGGTACAGATTACCAAAGCCGTAGCGCTCAGTCATAAAGCCTACGATGTCCATGTCTCTGCCATATAAGTTGTACTCGCCTACCCAGTATGGTAGCACCCCAAGCATTTCTTGTAGTAGGTCAGGGTCTACGTCAGGGAAAGCCTTAGCGTTGATTGTGAGTTTCATTGTGTCATCTCCTTAACTTTCTCTTTTAGTTTAGCAACCTGCTGCTCTAGTTTTTGTATCTTTCTTTCTTCCCACGTGATTTGGTGTTCTTGTGTAAAACGTTTCATATTATCCAAGAAAATATCTACGTTTGTCATTATTTCAAACCTTTCATAATATGTTTAACAACATCAACAGTCCATCCATTGCCGAGCATTTTGTACCGCTGCGTATCTGATATACCCTTATCAGTGTAGCCGTGTGGTACAGTCTGTAAGCGTTCGCATTCAGTAGGTGTTAGCTTACGGTAGGTTGTGGTATTGTCTGATATTTTAGGTTGTAAGTGTCCACCATCAGATGATACTAGCGATGGGCCTTTACCATCAGGGTGATATACTCTGTTTACATAGTTATACTTGTCACTGATACCTGCATCACCTACTAAGATAAGACCATCAGGTGATGGTGCTGGCACGTATCCAAATGAATAGCCATGAGTACCTGCACAGAGTGTAGCAAACTTACCATCAGTAGGATAGATAGTATTGCATTGGCTCTTGTACTTAGGGTTAAGCTGATTGCCACCCATATAGCTTTCACGTAGCTTCTTACCTGCATAGTACTTTTCTTCTACCTCAGGCTCAAGTATATCCCTGAGTACAATACCCTTGTCTTCTGTTGGTACATCAAAGGGAATGTTTGTCCAGTATATACGTGGCCTGTTCTGTGCAGAGAATAGTCTACTGTTGATAGCGACAGGCTCTACGCCCAGCGCCTCAGTGATAACATCCATGCTTTCTTTCTTCATCTTGACGTTCTCAAGTAAGAAGTACGTAGGCTTTAGTGCCTTGAGTAGCCGCACATATTCCCAGAATAATTTACTGCGTGGATCATCAAAGTTAAGTTGCTTGCCAGCAAAGCTAAAGCCCTGACACGGTGAGCCGCCAATGAGTAGATCAATATCAGGCAGACTGTCAGGATCTATAGCAGTCACATCACCTAACTGTACAGTGCCAGGAAAGTTAGCTTGTGTTACCTTGATTGCGAACTTGTCAATCTCCGCTGCGTAATAGTTTTCTACAGGGATATTGAGTTGGTCTAGTGCGATTTGACCGCACGACATACCATCGAATAGTGATAGTACATTCATGGCTATGTGTCTCCTATAAAATTTACAATGCACACTTAGATTGTAGACGGGACGGCCTATCTCTTCACCATTGATTATGGATAGTGAAAGCTAAAAAGTTTTAACTCCTAAGTGTACATTATCTCCATTAAGCGTCTACTTTACCAAACATACGCTTGGCTTGATCGTCGGTAAGCTTCCACTGATCGTGGCCCGTCAAAGATCTGACCTGCCACGGCATCTTTCTAGCTTTGCTATTGTAGCCAATAAGTGTGACAGCCTGACCACTAATCTTTGCAATCTTACTGGTATCAAGCCCCATAAGACTTGCCATCTGAGATAGAGATGATTGCTCTTGTGTCTCTGCACCATCAAGTAACACTTGCACTTTGTATGTAGCTTCACCACCGTTGTATGAGCAGTTGCCTACCTTGATAGTCACATCTTTAATGCCAGCACTGTCGAGTGCTTCCTGCATAGATTTACGAATGAGTTGTAGGTGTGCTTTGTCGAATGTCATAGTAGTGTCTCCAAATAGATTACGTTAAGTTAGCCAGCAAAGTGACGCACACGGCGCTCACTGCTACGGTTAGGCTTGCGCTCAATATAGATGGTACGCTTGCCTAAATGAATGGCAGTCATGCAGTTACCTGCATCAATCTTGAAGCCTCGGCTTGCGTGTTTACGCTTACGGGTCAAGCCCTTAAGTCCAAGAACATTGAAGCGGAACCCATTGGTGCGGTCATTAAGCGGTTTGGTAGCGATACAGTAAAACATGTGTGATCCTTTCTATAGATCGTTAAGAGTGAGTTAAGGTTAATCATAGTTCAGTTTACATGTCAAGCCTAAACATTATGTATGCGTTTCCACGCAACCCAAGTCGCAGCTTGCATTTCGTATGCAGTCATGCCGTGCTTTTTACCGGCTCGACTGTAAGAAGTCTGTAGCTCTTGGCGTAGCTTCTTGCCAATGCTTGGCACTTCCTGCATTGTACGTCTGTCTTTGTTAGCGATGCACCAAGCATGACCGTCAATGACACAGACATCTTCACCCATGATGCACCAAAAGAAGTCAGTAATCTTTGGGCCATTGAGTATGAAATCCACAGCGTCAGCGTCATGTGGTGTAGTCTGTAAGATTGACCACGCCTTATCACGCATTGTCTTGTAGGTGCACGGTGTACAGCTTTCGACATAGCCACCAGTGACAAACGTGCTAAGCATATTGTCAGCGTCAATCAAGTTACGCTCCCATCGATTAGTGGGAGATAGTGCAGCAATCACGCCCACAACAATGTGCAGCGGTAGTTCATACTTGTCAGCCATGCTTTGGGCGTCAGACTTAGCGTCAGCGTACCACGTCAGACCGTGGTCAATCTCATCTTGCGTAGCTTGATTGAAGCAAGCCAGAATGTTGCGAGTGTACTGTGTCATGTGTCACCTCATTGGTTTGAATGTATTCAGTAAGACACAGCCAAAACCATATGTCAAGCATAAGCTGCGGTTGGCCGCAGTTATCCTGACTGTGTCCAGACAAAAAACATCCAAGACCTTGTGACGGACTTATGTATTTTACCGTTCTGCCCCTTGTCGGTGCGGCCCATGCTTATAGTCAAGTGATCCTAACTTGTCGTGCTATGCGCTTGTCTTTATGTTGCGCTGATCTTGTGTATTCAGTCTTGTTTATTTTCGTTTTGTAGTCAAGTCTTAATTTTTAGTCTGTTCTTTCTAGTTTTGGTGGCTCATATGTCTCACCTATGCAGGACTTGCTAACACCTGCGAGCTTGTAAACATCAAGGCAAAGTATCAAGGCACGAAGCTACTCTTTGCGTCTGACTTTCCATCATAGCACCACGTTAGCGATGCTATCAAAGACAGTCAAGGGTTATTAAACTAATTCAATCATTAATACTTCAACACCAGCAGGCTTTACCTTATCTCTATAATCTTCTTTTGTTGCGTAGATAAAGTAACCTTTTTTGCGTGGACCATCTGAAAAAATATGCCAACCATTTGTATTTAAGAAGTCATCTAAATTTTCGATTTGTACCTTTGTCATTTTGTTTTCACTTTCTGTCTTGTGTTTCGATGTAATAACTATGCGCTGAATGTTTCCAAGATTGCAACATGATAGTTTAATGATTGAACTACTTTTCTTAAACTTTCTTATAAGCTATTGAAAACAAACATAATCTTTTTAAAAAAACTTGGATAGAGTACAGCCTCAAAGCCTAACACTCATTATAATATATAAAGCTCTACCTAAGGTTGCGCTGCCAGGATAGCACAACTATAGGGTGTATCGTGCAGGTTTGGCATGGGGTAGGGTATTTGTGATCACATTCTAGGGTAGCTTTAAAGTGCAGCATTTTGTGATCACAAGAGTTATGCATCCCTTTTGTGTTTGTGATCACACTTTTATTAATTGAACGCTTGTTCATTAAAAATCTACAAAGACGGACTACCTATCAGTCTATTTATCTAGCAAAAACAATAAGTTACACCTAGAGAAACACAGAGAAACGGAAACACTAAAAAGAAAAGCATCATTGTTCACGGTTTGCGCTGCTTTTGTTCCTGGTTTGTTCTTTTTTGGGGGCGGGCGAGGGCCATAGGGGGGTATACCGTTAGTATATATACACTCTGCAACACACGGGCTTTTTGAAATGACCCCTATAGTGTACAAAAGTTTCCTATACGAAACACTACACACGCAGACTACATAGAAAACTACAAGAAAACTACGTAGCTATACCGAATAGGGTGTTGACATGGGGTGTTTTCTGTGTAAAACTACGTAGTAGTAGTAGCCTATAGTTAAACATTAGAGTTACAACATAAATAAATGTTAGCTTTTATCAAAGTTTGGACTTAGGTATAGTTAAACATTAGAGTTAAACTATACAAATGTAAACATTAATAAATATTTCAACTAAATATAGTTGCAACTATAGAGTTTAACTATAGGAAACTAACATTTCTCTTGACACTACTTTATATTTGTACTACACTACTTGTACTTGGTGAGTTATAACAATAATAATAACAACTACTCACACCTGTGCTATAGCTACAAGTTGCTACAACCCTGTCTCCTCGTCTCCTCTTGTAGTAAACTCTGTAGTTATAGCACTTTTTCACTTAAATGTTAACTTAAGGCTTGACAATGCCTACAAAACCCGTACAACTATGTGCAAGTGAACGTGTATTAGAGGACTTCTACTCTGCGTTAGCTTCTAACAACTCTCGTGCTATGCAGAAAGTACACATTCCTAAGAGTGATGTCTTTTATGTCCGTGAAGCTATTCACAATCGTACAGGGGAGTGGTACACATTAGATCACGTTGAACGTGCTATGTATTTAGAGGGCCACTTAACACGTTATGAAGTCCTAGATCCTGACAGGGAGCGTGGCTACGGGGAATAACTACTTATCATGACTAAGCAGCTTGAAGATAACTCGTTGTGGAGTGAGGCTGACCTAGATGGTGATGGTGTAGTAACTGACAAAGAGATTGAACTCTTCGAGCGCAAGGTACGCTTTGAGAATGAGGACAAGAAAGAGGACGCCCAGCGCAACATGGCGTGGTTTGCTTTGTTTGGTATGCTCTTATACCCGTTTGCTATCTTATTAGCTTCACTTATGCAGTTAGATCAAGCGAGTAAGACATTAGGTAGCATGGCTCCTACGTATTTTGTATCTGTTGCAGCTATAGTAGCGGCCTTCTACGGCAAGGAAGCATACACTAAAGGTAAATGACAGTATGGCTAAAGATCCTAGACTAAAACGTGCAGGTGTTAGTGGCTTCAACAAGCCTAAGCGTACACCGGGACACCCTAAGAAGTCGCACGTAGTTGTAGCTAAGCAGGGTGACACTATTAAGACTATTCGATTTGGTCAGCAGGGAGTTAGCGGTGCCGGAAAAAACCCTAAGTCAGCAGGAGAGAAAGCACGTAAGAAGTCTTTTAAGGCTCGCCATGCTAAGAATATTTCTAAAGGAAAGACTAGCGCAGCATACTGGTCAGACAAGGTGAAGTGGTGACTCTTATATCGCACTTTCCATTACCTAGCTTTCCATTTCAGACACACGATAACATTGTGTTTGAGAAGGCAGATAAGGATAGGTCTAGCAGGAATAATGAAGAGTACAAACCAGAGCAACCTAACGCTGTGACACCCGATACACCAGTAGAGGACTTGAAGTTAGTTAATCAGATGTACGCATATAACCCTGACCCTAATAAGTTACGTAAGCCTGACGGTCAGATAGTTAACTTTATAATTGCATAGACACACATAGGAGAATTTACACTATGCCAATGGTCGGAAAGAAAGAGTTCCCTTACACAGCTAAAGGTAAGGCAGCAGCTAAGGCTGAAGCTAAGAAGACAGGTACACCTATGAAGAAAGCAAAAGGTTACGCTATGGGTGGGCCTACAACGCCTATGGAAGGCGAACAGAGCCGCTACCGTTCATCAGCTAGTCGTGCCCCTCAAGGCATGATGTCAGCTAGAGGTATGACTTCTGCTATGGGTATGGCTAAGGGTGGCAAGACAGGTTACTCTAATTGTGGTGCATCTATGAAAGCTACACAGTCAGGTACACCAAAGAATTGAGTTAAGTGCATAGCGGGATTGCAGTATTGTCTGTAGTACGCTAACATAAAATATGTATAACTACTCCATGCACATAAGCAAAAAGGAGTAGTGCACATGTTTAAGAACTTACTAAAGCGGTTCCAAGAGAACCAACAACGCAGAGCAGACTACTGGATTCTTATGAATCTGAGTGACAAAGAACTGCATGACATGGGGATCAGTCGTGGCGAAATCAGGCAAAAAGTCTACGGTTAATGCAGCGGGTAATTATACTAAGCCTAGTATGCGTAAGCGCCTCGTTGCTTCCGTCAAAGCTGGCGGGAAAGGTGGAAAGCCCGGACAATGGAGCGCCCGGAAAGCTCAAATGGTCGCAAAGCAATATAAGGCAAAAGGTGGGAGCTACAAATGATTACTAAGTTAAAGATGATTATCTCTAAAGTAAAGAGGTACGTAATGCGTCTTATTCGTGCTGTACTTAATCGTAAGTGTAATTGCGGATGTGAGTGCTGCTAGATGGCGCTGGCTAAATCTCAGAAGAGCTTGAAGTCTTGGGGTAAGCAGAAGTGGAGAACCAAGAGTGGTAAGCCATCGACGCAAGGCCCGAAAGCTACAGGGGAGAGATACTTACCTGAGAAGGCTATTAAGTCTCTTAGTTCTTCTGAGTATGCCGCTACCACACGAGCAAAACGAAAAGGCACTGCTAAGGGTAAGCAGTTTGTGGCTCAACCTAAGAAAGTTAGAGCCAAAGTAAAACCTCATAGAAAGATTAAATAGTATGGCACGTAATCTTACAGACAATCAACGTAGGTTCCTAGAGGTTCTCTTTGAAGAGGCTGGCGGTGATGTAGTACGTGCTAAGGTACTAGCAGGGTACAAAGAGAACTCTTCTACTACAGCTATTGTAGATTCACTGAAGGATGAGATATTTGATGCAACTAAAACGTATATGTCAAGAGTTGGTCCTAAGGCTGCAGTTGCATATGCCAGTGCTTTGGACGATCCTACCCAGCTAGGCATTAAAGAAAAGATGATGGCTGCAGGTCAGATCTTAGATCGTGCTGGGTTAGTTAAGACTGAGAAGGTAGCTGTAGAGTCAAGTGGTGGTTTGTTTATCTTGCCACCTAAGAATAGTGATGACGAACAGTAGAGTTACAATTAAAGAAAGATCTCTACCGTTTCAGTACTGGATGCTACCTAAGGCTCCACTGAAAGTTAAGGTGTGGGAGAGAATACCTAGATCTAGTCCGTACATACCTTTCGGTTACGAAGTAGATCCAGAGGATGAGGAATGGCTTTTACCTATACCTAAAGAATTAGAATTATTAGAGCTTGCAAAAAAACATCTGAAGAGTTATAGTTACCGTAAAGTAGCTGCTTGGTTAACTACACAGTCTGGGAGAGAGATCTCTCACATGGGGTTGAAGAAGAGAATAGATGTCGAAAGCAAACGAAAAAGACTTACTGCAATCAAACGCAACTTTGCCAAGCGGCTCGAAAAGACGTTACGTCAAATCGAAATCCTCGAAAAAGAAAGAGTCGGCTACTACAGCAGAGAAGAAACCCAGTAAGCCAGATGTTATACCAGCGGTAGCTAAGCCACCAGAGTACGACATTCCTACTGCACAGAACGTAGTCTTCCAGCCTAACCCCGGTCCACAGACAGAATACTTAGCTTCGGGTGAACGTGAGGTACTATACGGTGGAGCAGCGGGTGGCGGTAAGAGTTACGCTACACTAGCTGACCCTCTACGTAATATGAATAGCCCAGACTTCAGTGGTCTACTTGTACGTCACACTACTGAGGAACTCAGGGAACTTATACAGAAGAGCCAAGAGTTATACCCTAAAGCTATACCGGGTATTAAGTGGTCTGAGCGTAAGAGCCAGTGGACTACACCAAGAGGCGGCACATTATGGATGTCGTACTTGGATAGAGACACAGACGTTATGCGCTATCAAGGACAGGCGTTTAACTATGTAGCGTTTGACGAACTGACTCAGTGGCAGTCACCATTCGCTTGGAACTACATGAGGTCAAGATTACGTAGTGCAAACAAGGACTTAGGTTTGTACATGCGAGCCACAACGAACCCCGGCGGTGTTGGACATGCTTGGGTAAAGAAAATGTTCATTGACCCATCAGAACCAAATAAAGCGTTCTGGGCAACGGACATAGAGACTGGTGAGGTATTGAAGTTCCCATCAGGGCATAGTAAAGCTGGACAACCCCTGTTTAAACGAAGGTTCATACCTGCCAGTCTATTTGATAACCCGTACTTAGCGGATAGTGGTGACTACGAAGCAATGCTTCTATCGCTACCTGAACACCAACGTAAGCAGTTACTTGAGGGTAACTGGGATATTAACGAAGGTGCTGCCTTCCCTGAGTTCAATAGAAAGATACATGTAGTTGAGCCTTATTCTATTCCAAGAAGCTGGACTAAGTTTAGAGCTTGCGACTACGGCTATGGGAGCTTTACAGGAGTTGTCTGGTTTGCTGTATCTCCCTCTGAACAACTCGTTATATATAGAGAACTCTATTGTTCTAAGGTTACAGCTACTGATCTAGCTGACATGATTTTAGAAACTGAACATGAGGATGGACCTATAAGATACGGTGTGTTAGATAGCTCCCTGTGGCATAAGCGAGGAGACAGCGGCCCGTCTTTGGCAGAGCAGATGAACCAGAAGGGTTGTCGGTGGCGTCCTTCTGATAGATCACGAGGCTCACGGGTGGCAGGTAAGAACGAGCTTCACCGCCGTTTGCAAGTAGATGAGTTTACTGAGGAGCCAAGACTCGTTTTCTTTTCTACTTGCACCAACACAATAGCTCAGTTACCTAGCATACCTCTAGATAAGAAAAACCACGAGGATGTAGATACTAATGCAGAAGACCACTTGTATGATGCAATTAGATATGGTATAATGACTAGACCTCGAAGTTCTATATG